GTTCAACGCTTGTAACCTGGCATCGCTGCCTGAACCGTTACGCAAGATTGAGGAAGGGAAGATCGATTGGGGTACGCTTTCGAGGCGCACGGGCATGTTTACTGACGTTGTCCGTGATGATTCCTTGTACGCGCAAACCATGAAGTACTTCGCGAGCCGACCTGCCGTGATCTTTGATAATGCGGCAGTAGATTATGCGAACGGTTTTGTCTCTAGTCTCTATAGTGTGCATCGATATGGCAGGCTTCGACCGCTTGACTTGGACGAAGCATCGATGCTGTTCAAGAAGTCCGGATTGGGCTTCCCTGTAGTTTCGTCAGACGTGGACAAGCACCAGAGAGAGGTGCTTGAGATTTCCAGGAAGATCTGGGAGTCCGGCTGTGACCAAGACTGGCTCACGGTTCTCTTCGCTATTGTTGGCTATCGTGGCCAATCCCTCGGGGCTCCGCATCCGGAGCTTAATCCTGGGGGTTATGCGAAGACACGTCTCATTTACATGATGCCGCGAGCACTAGCTAATCTGGAGAAGACTATCCAGAAGCCGCTCTTCGACGCTCTCAAGCAGAACCCTGTGTTCTGTGCCTGGGCCTCGGCTGAGGAAGATCAGCCACAGGGGCACCAAGTCGATGTAGCAATGTCGCGGGTCCTTTCATCAGGACGGCGGATCCTTTCGATAGACTTTAAGAAGTTCGATCAGTCAATTCCGAACGAAGTCTTGACGAAGGTTTATGCAATTTACCGCTCATGGTTTTGTAGGGAAGCTGCGCCCTTGATCGACTTCTGTGAGGAGGTCGTGAAGAGGACGGGCATCATTATCCCGGATGTGTCGGGCGAGAGGGCGGACTATGAGGTCCTCCCCGGATCCGCACGGACTGGAGGGATGCCGTCAGGTTGTGTGATGACCAATCTGACCGACAGTATGGTCAACGGCTGGGTTATGGCTTATGTTGCTAAGATGCTGAAAACAGAAATCTTGGCTTTTCACCCACAGGGTGATGATGGGGTCATCGTCTTCAAAGGCGACCCCAGCATGGCCGACGTGTCAGCCGAACTGTCCAAGCTCGGAATGACTCTTTCTGTGAAGAAGTGTTCATATGAGAAAGATTCGGTGGTGTTCTTGCAAAATTATCACTCGAATCAATTTCTGGTGGACGACCTCCCACGGGGAATTCGCCCGATCATGCACGCTGGCTGTGCAATGGGCTCCCATGAGAGAGCGGACGACGCAGTTTATGTTGCAGACGATTATGAGACGATTCGTAACTGTCAACAGGCGGGGTACTGCCTTCACCACCCCTCAGCCACAGAGCTCTGTGACTGGCTGTTGGCAAACGATTCATTCGCCAAGGACGTCCTCAACAGGGTTAAGATCGACCCTGATTTCTACGTCAAGGCTTGTGATGCAGTGAGGCGTAAAGACTCGAATAGTCAAAAGGGGTTTTCGCCGCAGTCGCTTTGGTCTTCTCCCGTGTTTCAGTACATGTTGTGTAGGGTTTGATTATCACCTGTTCATTCGGGTTACGCGATAACTACGCGTCATACCGTCGTAATTTTTCGTGCTTAGTGCTTGCTGGGCGCGATGACGTTCTTGTGGAAAATTCGTCATGTCTAACCTGGGGAGGTGTCCAATGAACTTTCAGAACGATTGGGTCCAGATATGGCTAGCGATAGTCGCGACGTTGACGCTCTTGTTCGCGATTGCTGTTCATATTTGGGTTGTCGCGAGCGTGCAGCACATCATGGGTGGGATATGACAAGCCCGCATACTCTTGCGGGGTGGCGCTTCTTAATATCGGAGGACACCATGCGGGGAGATACTTCTCTTTCCGACCGAGATTTTGTCTTGTTTTCTCCGGATCCGGAGCACAGGAATATGACGAAGGAAGAGATGCGCGGCAAGGCTTGGCGATTTGCGCAAGCTCGTAAGCAGGCGGCTCGGGCCGCCTCAGGTGCCGTCATCGTTAATTTTGCGCTCAAGGTTCTTGCTGGGGGCGCCATTTTAACTAATGCGATCACCATTTTCGCCATGGAGGGGTATCGCGGCTCTCAGCGGGGGTTCGTCGAGGGACGTAGCTCGGAATCAGGCAGCTCTTGGACTCAACTCCCGGGTGAATCGCGTCAGGAATTCTTTGATCGTATGGCAGGTCCGCCTGACGTGTTCGACGAGTGGGGTAATTCACGTAACGATATGCGTGATTTCCCAGAGCGACCGTTGAGGTTCTCGCCGACTTTGCCGGGCTTGGTGGTCGCTGATGAGAAGCTTGAGGATTCGCCACGCGGCATCTTTGCTGAGCCGTTGTTTGATTCGAACGACGGCGGGTTTCGGTATTTGTTTATCGAGGCTCTTTTCTACCCACGAATCAGGAGGGGATTCTATGGCGAGAAGGTCAAAGAACTCACAACGGGTTCAGAGACGTATGGGATCTCGTAGTGGAGGGGCCATGGGTTATAATGACATCATGGCGAGACGTGATTTGGTTGTTGCGGGTGGGTACGTTAACAACGCGGGGGCCCAGGTTGCAGTTAATTCCTGGAATGGTGCCCCGGTCGTGCTCGCTCCGGGCAATCAGATGGCCTTTCAGGGGGTAGTTGTCCCCCAGGCCGTTACAGCGATCAATGCGCCGCCGTCGGTTGGGGAGTGCAAGATCGTCGACGTTGAGGGGAGTGTCTTCTTGACGACCCCCACCGTCCAAGGGTTGTACTACCTCGGCTTCGGTATTTACATCTCCAAGTATGACAGTCGTACTGGTACTTGGGGTGTGCGTTATCCCAGCAACCTGGCAGCTGATGCCGCACGGGATGACTGGTTGGCATTGCGCGTCGTTGTGGTGACTTTGCCGTTGCCCGCCGACGTGAAGGACCCGATGATGATTGAGTTCAAGTTGGGTCTGCCCCACCCGGTTCTGCTAGGTGGTGGTGAAGCGCTGCACGTCGCCATCGACAATAACGCTGGATCGGTAGGATCGGTCTCGGCGGTCCCATATTTCCGCACGAGGATTGCGGATGTCACCTGATCGTTCGTGCTTTCTCTCGGCTAGTTAGGAGTGAGTTTGATGTCTCATAAGGAAAGGTACGTTCTTTCACCAACTTCTTTTGGTTCTATTCCCACCGCTTCGGGTTCGTTCTTTTCTGATGTCTTGGTGGAGTTGCCTCGCGTAGTAACAGCGATCGCGAAAGCGCCCGCCATCGGCGAGGTTGACATATTGGGCATCGACGGTTCTATGGAGTTTAGTGTCGTCGGCCCGTATCCCACAACTAGCGCGGTGACTGGATTGCCAGTGACCACCCTGCTGGGGGTCTGCTTGGGGATAGCTATTGTCCCCTTTGACACGGTGACCGGTACTTATCCGGATTATGATCCGACGGATTTGGACGCTGGGCGTGAGGACTGGATCTACTGGGGTGCAAGATCAGTCTTGGCTCCGGTTAAAGGGGATCCGGCGTACGCAGTGCCGGGTCGGTTTTCGCTAGCTCTCAGGTGTCGTGCACGATTGTGTTCTGGCCAAGCTCTGAAGGCCTACCTGGGAATCACCCCTGATCCCTCGAGTTGGAACCTGACCTATCAGTCTTTTCTGCGCGTTAGGGCCTCATTTCGGGACTAG